TCAGGTAGAGAATGGCCATGATCGTGATGGATTAGGTTCAGAAGAGAATTACTTCTGGAAAACAGCAAAAGAAAGGAATGATTTGTCTATAAATGTTGAAGCAGATCCTAATATTGGAGCAGGAAATACTGCAATTGATGGTTTAGGCTAAAAACTAATACATATAGTGTCTAAATAGAACAAATGTTCGTTTAGGCACTTTTTTTGTGTCTTCTTGGAGGTTCCTATGTCAGAAAAAATGCTAAGAGAGATCGCAAACGATTCTTTAACTCCTAAAAAGAGCGATAAGGAAAGTTCTAGTGACTTATTTGAACGTCTTAAATCAGAAGATGAAGACGGGTTAGATTATGAAATCGAAAGTTATGAGGTCATTTCAGAGTATCGTTAAGAAACCCTGATAAATAAAGTATATGTACTATACGATTCATAATGCCAGCTCAAAGAGTTAGTAAAGGTTTTAAAGATGTTAGTATGTCATTTAAGTATAACCCCTTAAGTGGCGATCTGATAACTTTAAGCAATGAGAACGCAATAGCAAGGGCTGTGCGTAATATTGTATCGACTACACCTGGTGAAAAGTTCTTTGATCCTGATTTTGGATCAAGTGTTGGTGAAATATTATTTGAGAATGTTGATGATATTACTGCCGTATCAATTCAAGATGAAATTAAGAGTTGTCTCGGTAATTATGAACCTAGAGTTGAATTAATTGATGTATTTGTAGATCCAAACTTTGATGAAAATCAATTTGACGTAAAAATCACATATAGGATAGTTGGTGTTGATATACCTCCTACACAATTAGAATTTGCCTTGCTTCCATCACGATAAATGTCACTTTTAAACTTTACTAGTCTGGATTTTGACCAGATAAAAGACACACTTAAACAATATTTACAATCCAACTCGAATTTTACGGATTATGACTTCGAGGGGTCGAACCTGTCAACAATTTTAGATGTTTTAGCATATAATACCTACATTACTTCATATAATGCCAATATGATCTCAAATGAGGTCTTTATTGATAGTGCAACACTTAGAGAAAACGTTGTTGCCCTTGCTAGAAACATCGGATATGTGCCAAGATCGAAAAAAGCATCAACTGCAACCATAAATTTCTCTGTAGAGCCAGGAATTACACCTCCACCAACAACAATTACCTTAAAGAAAGGCCCAGTTGTCTCCACAAACCAATTTGGCGGTCAATCTTTCGTTTTTGGTGTTACAAAAGACGTTACAAAACCAGTAATTGACGGAGTTGCTTATTTTTACGATGTAGATGTTAAAGAAGGCACTGTAATTGACCAAAAATTCCCATATTCTACGAATAATATCAATCAAAGGTTCATTTTATCGAATTCTGGGATTGATTTAGACACTTTAGAGGTCTATGTAAGACCAAGTGCGACTTCTTCACTACTTTCTAGCTACACAAGGCAAGATAGTCTGTTTGATGCGGTTACAGGAAGTGCAATTACAGGCAATTCTCTCATATATTACATTCAAGAGATTGAAGATGAGCAATATGAGGTAATTTTTGGTGACGGAATATTTGGAAAGGCACTTGCAGACGGAAATATCGTTGAAGTTTCATATATTTTGTCAAATGGATCAGAAGCTAACGGTGTCAGTAACTTAAGTTTTAGTGGAAAATGCACATACTCAAGAAATGCAGTCGAAAACACCATAACTAGTGGTATTTCTCTTGTAACTGCCAATACACCCTCTAGTGGTGGAGACGAAATTGAGAGTGTTGAGTCTGTTAAGAAGTATGCACCACAGATTTATGGCACTCAAAACCGTGCTTTGACCTCAAATGACTACGAAATCTTAATTCCTAACAAAATTTATCCAGAAACTGAGTCAATTTCGGTTTATGGTGGTGAAGAATTAGTTCCTCCACAGTATGGAAAGGTGTTTATTAGCATAAAACCAAGAACTGGTGACTTTGTACCAAATGCAATTAAGGAAAATATAAAAAGAGACCTTAGAAAATACTCTGTAGCAGGAATTGTTCCCGAAATTCTTGATCTCAAGTATCTCTACCTTGAGACTGAGAGTAAAGTTTACTACAATACGAGTTTAGCACCCAATGCTTTGATGGTTTCATCGACAATTTTGAATAATGTCAATAAACTAGCTGCATCTGCAGAGTTAAATAAGTATGGAGCAAGGTTTAAATACAGTAAATTCTTAAAAGTTATTGATCAAAGTCACGAATCTGTTACCTCCAACGTCACTACAGTAGAAATGAGGAGAGATTTAAGACTAGCAATTGATCAATTTGCTGAATATGCCATCGATTTTGGTAATCAATTCCATATTTCATCTATGGATGGTTTCAATATTCGCTCTAGTGCCTTCAAAGTGTTAGATATTAGTAATGAAGTTTATCTTTATGATACTCCAAACACTGATAAGAAGACAGGATCACTTGGTTTATTCTCATTAGATGCACCAGGTTCAACAACTCCAATGATTGAGAGACAAAACGTGGGTGTTGTTAATTATAACACTGGTAGAATTACCCTTAACCCCATCAATATTGTCTCAGGTAAGACAAAAGATGCTCAACAGATCATGGAAATTTCTGTAGTTCCCGAATCAAATGACGTAATCGGATTACAGGATCTTTATTTACAACTAGATACTAGTAACGTAGAGATGGTTGTTGATGAAATTGCGTCAGGTGCAGACCCATCAGGATCAACATATACAGTTACATCAAGTTATACAGACAGAAAGATCATAAGATAACACATGACCGATAAAAGAGTTCAAATTAATAAGGTTGTCAAAGAGCAACTTCCTTCTTATGTCAAGGATGACAGCCCTTTAGTCGGTGAATTTTTAAGTGCGTATTATCAAGGGCAAGAATATCAAGGCGGCCCAATCGATATAATCAATAATTTAGACTCTTACATACAATTAAACAAATCTGGAAGTCTTGTTGGAGTTACAACCCTCTCAAGTGCTGTTGGCCAATTTGACCAAACTATATTTGTTAAGGATACAACTGGATTTCCTAATGATTATGGTCTATTAAAGATAGATAATGAGATAATTACATACACTGGAATAGGAACAACTGCGTTTACTGGATGTATTCGTGGATTTAGTGGTATTACATCCTTTAGTAATCCAGATCAACCAGAGGAGTTTATATTTTCAACATCTAAAGCAGCTGCTCATGCAGTTGGAGTTGGAACAAGTGGTGGTCAAGTTCATAATCTAAGTGGATTATTTTTAGAAGAATTTTTAAAGAAGTCAAAAAAACAATTTTTACCTGGTTTTCAAAAAGATTTAAACCCTGCATTAAATCAACCACAGTTCATTCGCCATTCAAAGGATTTTTATAATTCAAGAGGAACTGACGAATCTTTTAAATTACTATTCAAATCATTATATAACGAAGAAGTAGATATTGTTAGACCTGCTGATTATGTGATTGCACCATCTGATGCTAATTACCGAAAAACTCGTGATATTATAGTTGAGGCAATTCAAGGTGATCCTATGGATCTTGAGAATAGAACACTCTTCCAAGACCCCATAGAGAATCTATCTAGAGCATATGGCCCTGTTTCAATGGTTGAAAGGGTTAGAGTTGGTCTTTTAACTGACACTTATTATAAGGTTAGTATTGATGCTTCTTTTGGAACAGGAAGTTCTGATGAATTGTTATACGGTAATTTTGCTGTTCATTCTAATTCAAAGAATATTGGTCAGGTTGGAGCAGCACAGACTTATATTGATGTTGACTCAACTATAGGATTCCCTGATAGTGGAGCACTGACATTCAAGTATAAGAATGGAACTACTGGAATTTGCACATATTCTAGCACTAATATTACACAGTTCTTAGGTATAAGCACAACTGGTATTACTACTACAATTAAGGATGCAACGACAATTAGACAGAATGCTTATGTTTATGCCCTAGGGCAAGCAAACAGCACTGCAGGGGTCACTACAGACGGTATACGCTGCAGAATAACAGGTGTTATAAGTGGTGTAGAACTTCCTAATACTTACTACCAAAGACTTGGTGCAAAAATCAAATTAAAGTCTTTAGGTAAGATTGCTCCTGTGAGCGATTTTAAATCAAATAATTGGGTTTTCAATGTTCAACCAAAATATAATGTAAACACAATTACATTACAAGATGCTTCAGGGCCAACATATGAAGTTATTACCGAAGATTTTCATAGAATAAGATTAAACGATAAAATAACAGTTCAAACAGCAAATGCTACTTTAGATGGTAGTTATGTTGTTACTGATGTTTTAAGTAATGTCAAAATAAGAATGCAAGGAGCTGTTATAAGCGATCTTACTGCAGTTGCTGCCATAACAAAAACTATTGCAAAACCAAATTCTGATGGAACTAGTGTAGATGATAATCAACAACATTTAAATGACTATACCGCAAATATTCAGAACGTATACTTGGATGAAGTTGGATATGCCCATACCCTTTCTAAAACTAAGAACTTAGTTGCATCCAACTCTATACCAACATATGGGTCAAGTCATAAGTTAAACCCAAGCACTCAAAAAATACAATTATCTGGAACATTTTTAGGTGGCCAAACAATTATTGGAATTACCACAGGTTCTAATGATCATAATTTCTTTAGTGGTGATGCAATTTACTATACTCCACAAAAAGATGATGATGGAACAGTTTCAAGTTTTCTTTTTAGTGAAGGATTGTATTTTATAGAAAGAGTAAATGCGAATGATGTAAGATTAGCAAAATCTCGTTCAAACTTATATGATGGTAATTATCAAAAAGTATCAGAGTCAACTGTTACTGTTGAAATTACAAATAACACTTTTGAGAAGTATGAATTTCACAATAAACAGATTTTACCTCAAAAACTGCTTAGAGAAATTGATATGCCAGTTTATGATGGCAAAAAGTATAAAACAAATATTGGATATAATGGTGTTTTAGTTAACGGTGTTGAAATACTAAGTTATAAGTCTCAAGATCTTTGTTATTATGGAGATATCAAATCTATAGACGTTACTGGTGGTGGAAGACAGTATGATGTTATAAATCCACCTCAATTAGCAATTAATGATGGTGTGGGGGCAGGAGCTACTGGATATGTTGCAACTAGAGGTAGTTTACAAGAGATAAGAGTTCAAGATCCTGGTTTTGATTATGTCGATGTTCCTAAAGTATCAATAAGTGGAGGAAATGGAACTGGTGCTGTAGCAGAATGTAAAATGGTTACAGTTCCTCATCAAGTAGTATTTAATTCTGGTTCAGGATCTCAAACTATCGTAGTTACTGGGTCTGATGACTTTAACGTTGGATTTTTAACCTATCATAAGTTTAGAAATCATGAAAGAATCGTATATGATACTTTTGGTGGAAAAGCATTATCGGGATTAAGCACAGGAGCAATATATTACGTTAATACTCAAAATGTTGCTGGTTTAACAACAATAGCAACTTGGGTTGGATATGCAGGAACAACTTGGTATCCAGAAAAGACTGTTAGGCTACATAGAAACTTAGATGAAGCAGTTGCTGGTGTTAACACAATTGGATTTACTGCTATTGGTGAAGGAAACCATCAATTTAGATCTTTAAATGGTAAATCGCAAGTTGGTAGTATAAATGTATTAGAATCTGGTGAGGGATATGAGAATAAACTTAAAACATGTGAACCAACTGGAATCAACACTGCTCTTGATAGAATAACAATTAATAACCATGATTATAAGACAGGTGAGATTGTAACATATACTGCTGATGCTAATGGAACATCTATTGAAGGTCTTTCAAGTGATAAGAAATATTATGTTTTTGTAGTTGATGAAAATACCTTTAAATTATCAACTGTTGGTGTTGGAACAACGGCAAAAGACTTTTACTTCAGAACAAAACAGTATGAAAACTTTAGATCTATTGGAGTTGGAACTCATAATTTTAATTATGATCCAATCGTTGTAAATGTAGAGGGTATTGTTGGTTTAAGTTCAATAGAGGGTGCAAATTTTCAATGCGTTCCTCAACCTTTGTTTAGGGGTGAGGTTACATCAGTTCATTTAACACATGGTGGTGTTGGATATGGAGCATCTGAGATAATCAACTTTAATAGACAACCAAGAATTGATTTATATACTGGAGTAAGTGGAGAATTATTACCTGTTGTTGCTGGTGGAACAATTATTGACGTTGCAATTAATAATAGAGGCCAATCATATAACACTCCTCCTAGTATCTCAGTTACTGGTATTGGAACTGGTGCAGAGTTGGTTCCAGAAATAATTAATGGTCAAATAAGATCCGTTAAGATAATTAAAGGCGGTGTTGGATATGGTGCATCTACCACTTCACTTAATGTTGAATCTGCAGGTGAATTTGCTATATTCCAAGCAAATCTTAAAACATGGCAAGTTAATGAGGTTAAAAAGAATTTTACTAACATAGATTCTTCTGATGTATTCATAGAGAAACCAACACAAATAAGTCGTGAATTACAATGTTCTCATGCATACGCACCAAGAGGATTAAGAAAGATTGTATATCAAAATAACTCTGCGGGAACTCCATTATATGGTAGTAGAGATTTAACTTTATCAGGTGGTGTGGAAGAGAATAAAACACAGCACTCACCTATTATTGGTTGGGCATATGACGGTCTTCCAATATATGGCCCATATGGATATGAGAAAAGCACTGGTGGATCTGTAACTCAACTTAATTCTGGATATGCTGTCGATTTAAAAACTAATAGACCTCCTACTAGCATTTTTCCTCAAGAATTTTTTGTTGAAGACTTTACTTGGAATAGTAATACTGACGAAAGTTATCTTGATGAAAACAATGGAAGATATGGTATAACTCCAGAATATCCAAATGGAATATATGCTTATTTCTCTACTCTTGAATCTACAGTAACTTCAGATTCTAGTGATCCATTTAATAACTTTAAAAAACCAAAATTCCCATATTTGCTAGGTGAAAACTTTGGTGCTCAACCAAATGCTTTTAATTTCTTATCAAAGAATAATCAAGATGAAATAGATCTCAATAAAACCACATGGGTAAGAAATACTGAACCATATGAACTACTTCAAGATGATAGTGCATATAATTATGTAAGTCAGTCATATAAGTATGTTACTCAAGAAGGTGAAGTTGTATTTGCTTCTGAAGGTGCTGTAGATAAAGTCGGTATAGTTACTGGTGGATCTTTATATCAAGTTGGCGATAATATTGTTTTTGAAGAAAAAGTTGCTGATAATTTCCAAACAGTTGCAAACGTATCAAAAGTAAGAGGGCCTGGAATTGGAACTATTTCAGTTATCAATACAAAATTAAATAATATAGAGTTTTATCCATCTCAAGAAAGAGGTAGGTTTGTTGGTGTTCATACTACTCCAATAAATTTACAGAATTTAGATAAAGTTTTTGTTTCTGGCATGTCAACCACAAGTTCAGATCTTGGTGGTAAAACTTATAATATTGGAATTTCATCCGCAAAATTAATAATTTCACAAGGTATTGGATCCGTTGCGGCCACTGGATTAGTTACATTCTTCAGTGTTCAGGGTAAATTACCATCTCCAAACGATAATCTTAATAATCTTGCATTAAGAGAAAATGATATATTAAAAGTTGGTATTGGAACAAGGCAAGAGGAAGTTAAGATACTTAATATTGATGCTGCCTCATCTAGATTAAGAGTATTAAGAAATCAAAATAATTTAGATCAAACTGGTAATGGTCAAGGTGGATTAGCTCACACTACAACAACATCAGTAGAGGAGGATCCTAGAAAGTTTAAGATAGATGTTGGTTTTACAACTGAATTTGATAATCAAGTTGATTTTGAATACTATTTCAATCCAGTTGAATCTGTTGGTGTTGGAACCACAGCTGGGCCTGGTATAGGAACAACAGTAAGTATTCAAAATCCTGGTTCTGGTGTATCACAGATATTCATACCGTCTAGATCTATACGTCTACCAAATCATAAATTTAAAACTGGTGATAAAGTTACATATAGCAGAAACACTGGTAATTCTATAGGTATTGCAACAAACCGTGCTAATGCAGATTTACTTGTTTCTTCAGTTAATTTACCAGAGTCATCTCCATTATTTGTTGCTAAATTAAGTGATGATTTAATTGGTCTATCAACAGTTAGAATTGGTTTAGGAACACCAGGTGATGGTGTAGACCCACAAGATGTTTATGTTGGTGCTGCTGCCACTACTAAAGGTCAGAGTTTAGTATATTTCACAGGTATCGGAACTGGTGTATATCATAGTTTAAAAATTGCTTATGACAAAACTGTTAAAGGTTCTTTTGAGAAAAATCAAATTACAGTTTCAACTGCAAGTAGTCATGGTTTAGGCCATAATGATAGAGTTTTCTTAACTGTAGATGCTGGTATCACTACAACAGTTCCTATCAAATATAATAAGGCAAATAGAAAACTTGTTGCTAGAACCTTAGACTTTACTGCATCTGGTATAAACACATCAACTTCATTAACAGGTATACCCGATACTATTGAAATTAATAATCATGAAATGTTAACTGGTCAAAGAGTTATTCATACATCAACAAGCCCAATGGGTGGTTTAGTTAATGATGAAGAATACTTTGTATATGTTATTAATAAAGATAAGATTAAACTATGTGGTAGTAGATTCCAAACTAAACAAAGAAGACCAAATTTTGTTGGTATTCTAACTGCTAATAGTGCAAACCTTGGAACATTAAATTTAGTTAATCCACCTCTAGAGTTTTATAAGAACGGAACTATAACATTTGATTTGTCAGACTCATCTCTTTCATATACAAAAATTGCTGATACTTTACCTGCATTTGATTTAGAAATTTATACAGATTATAACTTTATACATGAATACACATCAAACGAAGTAAGTTCTACTTTTAATGTAACTAGATCTGGTACAGTAGGTATTGATGGTAAGTTAGTATTAACATATAATCAATATACACCAAAAATACTTTACTATAATCTAGTTGCCAATACATCTACAGATAATCCCGATGTAAATAAAGAACTTGTTTTGGATAGAGGTATTGAAGGTAATAATACAATAAACTTTAGAGAAAGTCGTTATGCTGGTCAATTTAATATTCTAGCAAATTCTGATAATACATTTACATATGATTTAGATAGATATCCAGAAGAACCATCTTACACAAGTTCTTCAACGACTGAAATAATATATGACACTACATCTAAAACTGCATATGGGCCAATAGCAGCAATTGCTATTCCTGAAAAAGGAAAGGGATATACTAGATTACCTGGTGTATCTACTGTAACCTCTGACACGGGTACAGGTGCTATTCTAGAGGCATCTAGTAGATCGATAGGTATACCTAAAACTGCAAAAATTAATAATATTGGTTTTGATTATCCATCAGACTTCACATTAAGACCACAATCCAAATTACCTCAAATAATTAAGATTGAAGCACTATCGGGTCTTAAGGCAGTTGGTATTACATCATATGGTAGAGGATATAATCAACCACCGCAATTAGTTGTTCTTGATGGTGTTACTAGAGATAAAGATCCTGATGCAGATTTATCTTATAATTTAGAAACTCCAGATGAGCCAGGATATGTAGATATTATCGAAAATACTTATGGTTTATCTAACATTACTCCAATTATTGTTCCTATTAATAATCCAAATGGAATTAGAGTAACTAACTTAGTTTATGATTCATCTACAGATACTGTTGCAGCAACATTAAAAATTGCATATAGTCTTGCAGAAGAGTTTCCTATAGAAATTGGTGATAAAGTATTTGTAGAGAATGCTAGTGTTGGAGTTGGATCGACTGGTTTAGGATACAACTCAGATGCATATAAGTATCGCACCTTTGAAATAACACAAGTTCATCAGAATTTGGGTAACGTTGGTGTTGTAACTTATAGTCTTGGTGGTAATCTTCCATCTGGTGAGATACCTGGTAATTTTAATTCTACTCTATCATCTGGAATATTGGTGAGAGAAAGAGACTTCCCACAATTCTCTGTTGTATTAGAACCTAACACATTTAATGCAAATGAAACTTTAACATCAGAAACTAGTGTTGGCCCTGTATCTGGTCTTGCTTTCGATTATGATGAAGAGAGTCAGTGGTTGACTGTAGAAGCTGCAAGTGACTTTAAAGTTGGTAAATTAATTGAATCTGCAGAGACAGGTGCAAAGGGAACTGTGTCTGAGATAGTTCTTACATTTGACACTAATTTCAACCTAGATTATTTCTCAATGGTCAATAATGGTTGGGAATATGAAACAGGTTTCTTAAGTAATATCTTACAGGTAACTCATGAAAATGAATACTATCAAAGATTTGCTTATGCGATTAAATCTAGAGTTTTCTTTGATAAGTGGAAAGATATTGTTAATACTTTAAACCACACAGCAGGATTCCAAAAATTTAGTAATCTTCAAGTAGAATCTAACTTACCAGTAGCTCAAAAGGCATCAATGGTTGTTGGTCTTGCTGGAACAGTAACTGGTGTTATTGATCTACAGGGATTTGAGAGTTTACACGAAGTTAACAACTTTGATTTGGTTACAGAAAACTTGAAATCAAGATCTCCTGCTGCTGGCAATCTTTCTGATCAAATTAACTTCCAAAATCGTATTCTAATTGACTATGCAGAATCTGTTGGTAACAGAGTTATTAAAATTAAGAACATTAGTCAAGATTTCCAAGATCAACCAAGAAATACACCTTTCTC